ATAACACAGGGATTCACGTTTGAAGCCGGAAGAGCCGCTGATGTCACGGTAATTGATGTCGCTTCGCTTGCGGCGAATCCCGTCAGAGCAGGAAAGGCAAGCGTGACGAGAAATTGGTTCGGACGAGCACCACCCGCTCCAAGTGAATTTCTGAACGCGCTAATATCCATGGTCATTGTTTACTTCTCCTTAAGTGTATTACTATTTATTGCACTTTTAATGTATTTTCTAACCACAGTTTACTGTGCTCCAGACCCAACTGCTTCCGTGAACGAAACAGAATCGCGAACAGCAATGAATGAAAGTGTGATGAACGAGATGCTTCTTGCCGGTTTCACATAAATGTCGGCCACAAACTGGTTCGCATCCACCACCTGACCTGTGTTGTTTGTAGAATCGCAAACGACCAAGAAATCTGTAATGCCGCGACGACCCTTCACGTCACGCAAGAACGGTTCGATCATGTTGCGGAACTGTGCTTGTGTGAAAGAATCATTGAAAGCAAACAACTGCGATTTAGCTGCAATCGAAATCGCCTTTTCAAGCACGATAAACAAACGACGCACATTAATGCGGTCGAATGCGCTCGGATTTGCCAACAGCGTTTTATCGCCGTACAGCACGACACCTTGACCCGGAAAATTGACAACCGGATTCACACCGTTACGATAGAGTGTGTCGCGGTCAGTCTGATTCGGACTCCATGCGAGCTTGACCACATTCTTGATCTGACCACGGCTAAATCCTGCGGGCGACCACCACGGGTCATTTGTGGAATCTGTTTGTGCCGCCAATCCAGCAATATCCGGATTCAACGGCAACCAACGATACACGTCATTATAGCGGTCATACTGATACTTCCACCCGCTGTCCATAAAGCCATAACTCGACACGACGTTGAACGATCCACCATTTCTCGAAGCAACAACATTTGCAGCTTCTTGACCGGCCTGATTATACACATTGGCCAACGGAGGCGACACAAAGGCCACACAATCCAAACGCACTGCCGCAATACTCTGTACGCAATACTGGGCCACACTCAGACTCCACGGGCCAGTGATCAGCAAATCCACTTCGATCAGTTCGGTATTCAGAAACAGCGCATAGCCCGCTTCCAGAATAGCGTCCGACACTGCGGTACCGTCAAGACCACCCGAATACTTGTGGCTGTCGGGACCATTCAACGACGCGAACGCATTGGAAGCAGACGAACCCCATGCCGCACCCGCTCCGACATTCGTGGGGTGATCCATCCACCAGACATAGCTCGATGTTTCTAGAACTTTGACGTAATAGTTCGTGACGCCAGAATCCGTGCGCGCATCACTGGCCTTTGAGACTCCGGCGAACGTTTCCAGAATCGTGCCCGGAACACCCGTGAATCCTCCATCATGGTCTAGCACGACGATATGTACGCCGTCGTTTGAACCACCAAAGCTCGTGGCGTAAGAAGTCGTTCCCGGAGCCGAATTGAACTGTCCGAAGAACTCCCAATAGGCTTTCACTGCCGCGCCCGCTACAACCACAGCGGCATTGGCAGTCAACGTCACATGCAGATCGTCTGTAATGACCAAAATTTGACCGATCAACACGCCCGCTGTCGTATACAGATAGCTTCCGACTGAGGTTTGCGTGGTAAAGGCCGTGCCAACACCGAGAATAGCTGCTGAGTTCGTTGCGGCGGTAATGGTTCCGGAGATAGCGTTGATGTAGGTCGCATTGTCGCACATCGAAACCTTGAGGCTCGTACCGATCTGACCGGGGTACTTGGCCGCTGTCGTGCCGACCGTGCCCTGACCGGTAGACCAGTTGGCTTCCCAATCCAAGTCATTCTTGATCTGGATGGTAGAACCTGTCGGATTGGCGTTGTTCGCGGTCGGATCGCAGACTCGGATCAAATTCAACGAGGTGCTGTACGACAAGAAGTTGGCGGCGCTGAAGAATGACGTGAAGGTGGCGCTGTTCGGTTTCCCAAAGAACTTCACCAGATCGGCTTCTGAGGATAGGGACTGGACTTCATTCACAGGTCCCCAGACAAATTGACCCACAAACCCGCCAGTTGATGTAGAAACGGCGGGAACGACGCCTGAAAGATCAATTTCAACAAATTGTACACCCGGCGAAACTTGGAAAGCCATGGGATATCTCCTAATATTATGGTATTATTACAGCAATAAAGTCAAATTTTTGGTTACAAAGTATTTATGACGATGGGATTTTACAGAAGAAACGAGTATAAATAGATTCGACTGCCGCACCCACCCGATCATCCCGATAGCCGAAATCCATGCCCGTTAGGGTGCAGCAGTCAATGGAGTGTAGGCATCGGGATTTTCATTTTAAGGAGATTTATGGAAAAAAATCGAGAATTTAAAGCGTATACATATTACTTATATCATAAACCGACAGGAAAGAAATATTATGGTGTTCGATGGGGAAATAAGTGCTCACCCGAACAGGACCTATGGAATGAGTATTTTAGTTCGTCTGAATTAGTTGCTGATTTAATACAGAAACACGGGAAAGAATCATTCGCTGCGGAAGTTCGAAAGATATTTGAAAATGGAGAAGATGCCAGAATTTGGGAAGACCGTGTGTTGCATCGCTTAAAGGCGCCCGAGCGCGAAGAGTGGCTAAATCAAGCGTATTCTTGCGGCCCGTTTTACGCTAATTGGAACGGAAAAAATCATGACGAAGATACTAAGCAAATATGTAGGGAACGGGCTTTAGAAATATGGAAGGTAAGAAAATCCATTGGTTTGGAATATAAACCGCACACAGAAGAACGAAAACACAACATACGAGAGGCAAAATTATTAAACGGATTTTATAGAAAAATTCTTGTTATGATGGGTATAATAGATATTTCATATAAACTAAAAGTTGATAGAACAGGAGAAAATAATCCTATGTACAACAAACATCATCGACCAGAAAGCATAGAATTAATCAAAATTAATAAACCGGATATATCTGGAGAAAATAATCCTATGTACAACAAACATCATACAGAAGAAACAAAAAATAAGATACGAATAGCAAGATTAGGAACATCACAAACAAAAGAATCTAATGACAAACGAAGTGCCTCATTAAAGGAATTTAATAGAAAGAAAAGAGAAGCAAAACTACAATCGGCTCTAATATGAATGTTTCTGCAATTCGGCGGGAACCCACACATAACTTCCATCCGATTCTTGTTCTTGCACTCGTCCATCATCAATCAAAAACGGAGTGAGTTGTTCTTCTATTTGTGCCATCTGCTCTTGATATATTTTTTCTCTTACAGAAACATTGGTTAATTCGGTAAAATATTGATTGGTCGATGCCCAACAGAACAGCATGAGCGAAATCGCCAAATCGTCATATTTTCCCTCGTCGGCCCTGAACGACCCATTCTGTTCAGTAAATGTAGATAATTCATTAATAATTTCGGCATCAAAGATAGGAAATTTATTTTCTTCGAGTAAAGATTTCATAGCGAAACATCCAATTTTTTTCACGACTTTGTTTGACTTCACCCCAAGCTGAGTAGTGGCCGCAAACCCCGGGGAGATATACACCTTACCGTTTTCACTCATAGTAGAAATGACGTTTTCATACTCCAAATCTTGATACAAAATATCAAGAATTTGCTTGCCTAGGTCATTATTCTCGACGAGGACGTGACACATGTTATACTCTAAAGCTACCTTTCGAATTACACTCGGGAATAACATTGGTAAGATTTTGTTGCTTCTATATTTGGCAACAAGTTTGTATGGCATTTGAGTTGCGTCTACTACTACAAAGGCCGAATAATCTCCAGAGACTCCGTACGCGCAATCACCCGCAAGAAAATAAAAGTGCCCCGGAAGCGGTTCCTCATAAACATCCAATCCCATCGAAGATCGAATTGGTAATTGCGAAGACATGTTTGAAAGAGTTGTGCCGTTAATGAGCGTGTTTGAGCTTCCGAGAAATTCGCAGAGGCATTCTTGTGTAAACTTTACATCACCAAGTCCTTTTTTCTGTTCTTCTGCCCACACATCATCATGATCAGGATGTCTCCAATACGGAATAAATATCCGAACAAATCCGTTCTTCCCCTCATGTCCTTCTATATCATCTGTAGGTTTTGCATCAGAATATTGTTTAAAAAAATGATTAAAACCGAGCGGCGTACTTGTGATTAGTATTTTAGTTGTAACACCAGAAGAAATAGTTGGATACACTGATGTATAAAATTCCTCGGCCATATTCGGTGCTACAGAAGAAAACTCATCAATATACAAAAAGTTAATTGATCGACCTCGAATAGAACTCGCCGTCGTCGCTGACGTAAATATCTTACACCCGTTTTCAAGGTCGATTGAGCCTTTGTTCCACGATAATACACCCTGTTGCATCCACAGAGGAATATTTTCATACATAATTTGAAAACGATTTAGTACTTCGCGGGCAGCAGCACCCTTATTCGCAATAATAGCAACGGTTTTATTCTCATTGAATAACGTATACCACAAAATATATGCGGCAGAGACAGCACTTTTACCATGCTGTCTAGGCAACATTGCAATAACCTTTCTGTTGTGGTGAATCGTGTGAAGAAATTCTTCCTGATAATCGTAGAGATCGAATACAACCATACCACGATCTAGCGAGATAATCTTACAATAAGTTCGAATGAAATAAATGTAGTCTGTGGAACATCTCGTATATTCATCAAGTTCTTCCTTGGTGAATTCGTGCTGATATCCGACCGGCTTAAGGTTGGGATTGCCGTGATACGAATGCGACATTATTCGACCACTTCTGCGTCTTCAATAATAACGTCTGGAATTAATACCGTTTTCGATTTCATAGCTTGTAGGACATCCTTGGTAGACCCCACAAACACATTCTGATTTTTCACATTCATCGTCTGTCCCTTTCCAGAAATCTTGTCGATATCCTTCCGAACCTTGTGTGGGGTCATCAAATCCTTGGAAATCTCGGACATACTCTTTAAAATCTGCCCCGCCACTTCATAGGCCCGAGGATGTTCGCTTTGTTGGGCGATGTTGAGAATACCGTCCAAGGCCACATTTCCCTTTCGAATAATCTCGTGCATGGTTCTCCGCGCCAAGTCTTGATCGGCGTCAATGTCAGATTTTGTTTCGTCAGGTACGAGAGTTACGGATGTGCTTTCGGGCAATGCTTCGTGTGCCACGTCAAATTTTTCGTCAAGGGTTTCAAACATATTGACCCAACATAACACTAACACCATAACCCACAACTACAAAGGTGTTTGCAGTATCCATCCACACAATAGAGGTCCACTGTCCAGCGGGAGCAGAGGAATCGGTCGTCCATGTTATGCCGTCTGAAGAAATT